GAATACCTGACATATCATTACGTTTCTTATTTAGATCAGTTTGACGATAATCACCACACCAAAGAATTTTAGACATATGTCCCACACGAGTCATAACTGTATCAATCTCTTCATAAGTTAAGTTCTGCATCTCATCAACAATAATAATAGCATTATCAAATGACATACCACGAATAAAAGATGTAGAGATAAAACTAATATGACCCTGTTCTTCTAAACGATCCCATGCATCTTTGCGATCAAAAAACTGGTGACAGATTTGACGATAAGGTTGTTCATAGATTTCCATCTTCTCACCTACATCTCCTGGAAGATGTCCCATCTCACGTGATTGTACTGCAGATCGAACTACAATAATTTTATTGAATGGATTATTTTTATCGAGAACTTCTTCTATTGCTTTATAAAGTGCGATAAAAGTTTTACCTGTTCCTGCGACACCATGCAATGCTATAAAGTAGTCACCTAGTTTATAAGCATCGAAGAATTTTTTTTGATTATCTGTTAATGGTTGAAATGTTTTTAAATTATCTAATCGTAATTTTAATTGATTACTAGCAACTGGCTTTGACTCACGTTCTTCATTATGTAGATCTATTACTTTTTTTGCTGCTGTGGTACGAGCCATTAGAATTCCTTATAGTTGTGAAGATGACTTATCTAATTGACTTCCTGGAGTTTTTTCATGTATCCTTTGTAGGACTTCTTTAAATCCAGTATCAAATTTACGTGTTGAACTTAATTTAGTGGGATCTCCAAATGACACTGCTTGAATTACTGTTTCTAATTGGGGATTGTCGGCTCTGAATGAGTCGAGTTCTGAGATCTTCATCAATTTTTCAAACTGTTCACCAGTTTCTTTATTACGAAATACATAAGTTGGCATAATAACTCCTTCGTTTTATTTAGTTCGGATTAAGATTGAAAGCGACACAAATTCGCTCTTCAGAACTAATACTTGTAGGTACTTGGTGCTCTAACCAACTTGGCCACATTAAAAATGTTCCTTCGATCGGATTAATCACATACTCAGGTAGTAATTTATAATCTTCTCGGGGTCTCCCGAAATTAATAGCATAATGTATAAATTTCCAGTAAACTCTGGGATCATTAAAAATTATTGGTGGAGAATTCTGTGGGACTTTTAAATAAAAACATCCAGAAAGTATAGATCCTGGATGGGTATGCGCTTGATGAGTGCCACCTGCTTTTATTTTATTAAACAGATAATATGGTTTAAGAGTCCACATACTAGAATCTATACAATTATCTGCAAAGTATTTTCTAGAGACAGTGCTTATATAATTATTAAGTTTATTTAATCTAAAATCATTTTGTTGCAAAAGTGATGCAGAGTTAATGCTATAAGTAGAATCGTACGATTCCTGTCCAAGATATTTAATACCATGTTGGTTTATATAATCTTCAGCGACAGGTAGAATTTCTTTTGCAAGGACTAATTGATCATCAATAAACAATGGTGTTGGAAATAAATTTATGTATTGCATTTAAGCAGGAACCATTCTAAATTTTATTTTATCGTTTTGTTTTTGATATACTGCTTTGTGGTTTCTATTTTTCCACTCACAAACATACCACTCTGGAATTGGTCTATTTGTCCAAACAGCAAATGGTTGTTTGTCATTAATATAGTAGTTGTGGTATGCTTGAATAGAATCAGTTGGTACTTTATATTGCTCTGGCATGCACTGTGGCATTGGAGTTGCAATACTTTCTGTTATATTAGTTGGCGCAAAAGATAAGAATGGAATCAATCTTTCTGCGACATGATGCTTACCATAACGAAATGTATATTCTTTCATAAGATCTCGCCACAGATTATATAACCACCAATAATTATCTTGTGATTGACGACACCAAATACCAGATGGGTGTTTCATATGCGATGCAAGATACAAATTATCTTCACGAGAATCATCTAATTTCCATCGCATTGCTTTGCGACCAGAAATAGACTTACCTTCATACTCATACCCATCAAGAAGACGATGAGCAGTGGACAAAAGTTGTGCGTATTCTAGAATCATCTTAACGACATGTTTGTCAAGATGTTGTTTTGCACATTCTTTAGTATCTTCGTGAAGATAAAATATATTCACTGAGTAAGCATCCGAAACAAACCAAACATATCAATTGCTACTAACAAGAGGTAGTTAACAAGCATGCCAAATGATTTCCTAGTATAAGCAGCCCAAGCGTACATGGCACAACCAGAGATCCAAACAGGATAAAGAGCCAATAAAGGGGGATTGGGAACTGTGACAGCCATAGTGATCGCACAACCAATGCTAATAGCCCAAGCAAGCAACTCAACAGCAAAACGAAAGGAATGAGATCGATAATCATCTTTTATCCATTGAAAAGTTGGTTGAAATACATCAAGCATAAGAACCCATTGAGTCATATCCAAATTTTAAAGCACTTAATCCACGAATTCCACGAATTGTATCATGAATTTGTTGAATTGTATCAGAAGATTTTGTGTGAAGAATGCCGTGACCACCTTTTGCATTGAATGGAGTGATGCAACCGATGGAATCATCAACTAAAATCGCATGATCATGTGCAAAATTCGCTTTTTCCTGTTTGGCTCGAACAAAATTGGCTTTATAAGGGATATTTTTGCTGTCCAACCACCTCATTTTTTGATATCTTGCAGCATTTCCTTGTTCTGCATCATAAGTACCCATTGAAGTGAGAATTTCGATGGTAATTCCTTCAAGTTTTGACACATAGTTCATTAATTCTGTGGTATCTGGCATAAATTCCAGATCTTCAAAGATTTTATATGTGAAAACAGCTTCACGAAACTTCTTTCGATCAGCTTTTTCGGGGTCTAGTTTGCGATATGCCTTGTCAAAGTTGCAAAGCACGCCATCCATGTCTAAGTAAAGTGTAATCATAATGTAATTATACCTGAAATTTCAATTATTTTCAAGGTTTTTCACAAATTTTGTTAAATTAGGTGGTTTCCAGCCTTCTGGTTTAAGAATTTTGCCATCTTCACGACGACGCACCTTGCCACTAAGCGGATCTACTTTCGCCATATTGCTACGAAGCACTTCATCCCATGCGCCAGCAACATTATGTTGTTTCATATGACAATATCCCAGAATTACCCAGATCATATCCATACATGCATCAAGAGATTCTACTTCATCAGCATTATTGCATGCTTCAACAAATTCTTTATATTCTTCTTGAATCAGTTTAATGTATAATGATGCATTATTCTCTGAAGGTTGTTGATCGCATGCTTGTTGAAACATCATGACATCAAGTGGCATTCCCATCATTTATTCCTCTCAGTATCAAAGTAGTGTTTAGATTTTGTTTTAACTAAATCTTGTTCATCATACAATTCTGGATAATCTGCCATGGTTGATCCACCACCATGATCATTCCATGTTGATTCTTCTGTGTCAGATGGTATACCATAATATTCTTCATCAGGAACATAGTCAAGAGTCCCAGTTGGATTGAAACCGCATCCTTTAAGGAATAAGTCAACATGTTCTAGAATTTCTGGTAAATATGTACCATGAAATTCATAGTTCACTTTAGTACCATCTGGTTCTCCATATATGTCTGTGTGTTCAGCTATCAGTGTGAATTTCGGCATTATCAATTTCCTTTTTAGTTAATGTCCATGAGCCATTGCCCATATCTTCCCAAATTAGCGTGTCGCCAAGATCCCATCCAACCTGACGTAACATATCAGGTGTGAATGGCATAATCAGATCTCCTGTTGCGGGATCTTCTTCAAGTGTAATTGTCCAATGATTATTCATAATTTATCTCTAACCAATTTGTTTCTTCTGGAAGAATTTCAATAGTGGCACCAATCGATGCAGCCTTATCAATCATATTCTGAAGAACACCACTACCATAAAAATTTGTTCCATAAGAATCTTCATGGCATTCATAGATAGAACCAGAACTACCCTCAAAGGAATAAACATATCCTTCAAGAGTAGCCTTGGTAATACCACTGTTTAGTTTCCAAGAATCAGAGCCAAGATATCCACCATACCAACAGGCAAACACCTTATGGACTGGTGGATATTTGTCAGAGGTAATCTTAACAATCACCCACTTGTCTGGTCTGTAATCACTCATGCTTTATTCTCGCTTCAAATTCTTCATCGGTTTCAATTTTGACTTTTTTTCCTTTTGATAATGCTTCGACAATATCCTTGAGTAACATACCTTCCCACAATGTAAGGTTGTCACACTCAAATGTAACATCTCTAACATAGCGTTGCACATTCATACTCCAACTACCTTTAGTTCAAATCGATCAGCACGTTCTTCGTAGTTGATGTAACCACGAGGATTGCAAACAACACGAGTGCTACCAATCATATAATCAAAGTCTTCGTGAGTATGACCATGAGTCCACAATTTAATTCCTGGACGAGCAAGAATAAAATCTTCAAGTCTAGAATTGTATGCACCATTCATCAATTGATCATGCTTATAACGAGGATGCTCAGAACCTTTGCTTGGGGCATGATGACCAACAACAACCATTGTCATCCATGGAGGAGTGACTTTGTATGTTTCATCAATCAGAGTCAACATTGCTTTATGATCTTCGACTACATCTTCTGGAGACAAAGTTGCTGGGCGAGTCTTAAATTTAACTTTCTTATTGTCAGCATCATCAGCATCAAATACTCTGTAGTTGACCTCTCGATTACTGTTTTCACAAATCTGAAAGTCATTCATACGACGTGACACATGTTGCATGGTCATGCCATCTTCACCATTCATATCAGTCCAGAGTGTTCCACCGACAAAACGATAGTCACCATGATCCCAAACTTGTTTTTCAAGAAAGTGAACATTGTCTAAACTATGATCTTTTAACATAGTACGAATTTTGCTTGCACTAATGGCGTAATCACCATGGTAGTGCTCATGATTACCCATAACATAAACAACATGGGGAAACTGGAATGAGCAACGCTTAAAGAAGTCAATAAATCTCTGACTCTTAGCACCTTCTAAGAAGTTGTGTGGATCTGGTTTGCCAAGATCAGCAGTAACCATGATGTCACCACTAAGCACAAGCACTTCCGCACCCTCAGTGTTTTGTAACATAAGGTCACCGAATTCTAAATGTACATCAGAACAAATTGCGATTTTCATTTTCATTTCTCAGTTAAGTGCAACCATCCAGTTGCGATAATTTTTTCTTCATTCGGAGCAACAATGCCCCTATGTGTATGTGTCCAGTCTGCTGGCCAAATTACTGTTAAACCCTTTTCTGCTTTTAATGCAGTTGTACCACGCACTTCACGTTGGTGGGCAAATTCTGTTCCACCACCTTCTGCTACATCATTTAGATAAGTCATAAACACTAAGTGTCTATTGCAATTTGGTTCACTTGCTTTAGATCTTTCAAAGTGCCATGTTTTAAATCCACCACCAGCAGGATACTTTTGTATATTCATACCTTCTACTGGCAGAACACCAGTCATCCCAGAAGTTTTCCATTTTTCCATGTATAACGCAACACATTCTTGTAATGCATTGGCATATTGCATTTGCATTAATTCATCGATGTTTAAATGTAAATCAGTCGAGTGTTTAATAGAATGATCTACATCACCTGACTTAGTAACACCATCTTCCCACTTATGTGGATTAAAATTATAATACTCGATTAGCATATCGCACAGTGCTGGATCAATATACCAGCCCATGATGAATATGTTTTCTTTGTTTACAATATGTTCTTTCATACTTATATTATACCCCAGATCCGAATAAAAGACAACAACTATTTTAAGAAAATTTGAATAGATGCACGAATTGCACCGACTCGAATAATTGGAGTTACTGTGTGGTCTGTTCCTCCAACCTGAACTACCATCATATTAAACTCTGGAATTAATCCTTTAATCTCATCATTTTCTCGGTAAAGAAATAATCCACCATCATCACGACCCCATGTATCATTTAGATAAATTGTAATTCCAGCTTTATATCCCTCATCAGTATGCCATGGAATATAAGAACCTCTAGTCCAGTAGTGGAACATTACATTAGTATCAGTGAATTCTGGAACTTCTTTCACAGATCCAATAACCCTTACTATCGATTCTTTTAAAGATTCATCGGGGAGATCGTAGATAAACACTGGTGAACTTTCCTGCACCAATTCCTGCCCCCAACCACAGTTAGTCCTTAGTTCTTTACCAAGAAACTGCTTCTGCGATTCCACCAAACACTCTTTCATGAGTGTTAGTGGTAAGGCATGTTTAATTACTCGAATCATTCTGGATGGCTTTCTTCTGCGCTTTTCTTTCCGACTTCCAGAAAATACGCTTCCAGTCTCTCAGATGCTTCCACCATTGAGGTGCTCTCTTTATATTTCCTTGCTTTACATTCGCCATATAATTCTCCACCATAATATTCTAGGATGTAATTCATCTTTTTGATCATGAGATGATTCTTACCAACATCTTCTGGATGTAACCACTTAGGATTTTCGCTATCCTGTGTTGCGTAGTATTCATCCAACTGATATTGTAAAAGATCTCGATGCTCAGTTAGTGTCAATCGTGTGATACGATCTGCCGTTTCAAAGTCCATACTTAATGCGATCATCTTGATATCCTTAGTTCTGCTTCTGGATTATCCCAGCATGCGTTACGATACTTGTAAACAAAATTACAGAGTCCTTCATAGTCACCCCAACCATTCTCTGGATTATATCTCTTATATTTCTCTGGGTCGGAAAGCAAAATATTCCAACCTTCATCTAACAACTCTGAGATATCTCGAGCAAACTTTAATCCAACCTGCTCATCTGGACGCCATAGCACCTGATATAGTGTCATACCATTGGACAACTTTACCTCACCAGCCATCGTATTAAGATTGTGCGTAATGTTTGCGTTGTAAACAGAGCATGGTTGTGTAACCATCAAATCAACATCAAGACTCATACTTTATCCTCAATAAAATTTCTAACATAGTTCATGGCTTCCAGTGCTTCTGTTTCTGTGCAACCATAAATCTCCATAATCTTCGATACCGTTAAATCAAGACACTCATCGTAAGTATGATCAATCGTGTGCGCCATATCATACCAAAGGCTAAGGCACTCGCTTACATTGTAGAATGCATACCATGCAGAGCCACCCCAACGAGAGTAAGACATTATTGTAGTGTCCTTTCATGATCAGCAGGTCTTTTCAATATTGCTGCATTCATGATCTTATTAAAGTCATCATGACTTTCAAATTCTTGATTCATCCTTACCAAACGAGCAAGAATGATAGATGATAGATGTAGTGGATCTATGTCATGATCAACAAGCATTTTACTTAATAAATCATCTATTTTTAATACAAGTGTGTTTATATCAGTAATCATTTTAAATCCTTGTTCCAGTAATCATCGGTCTTGTTAAACCAAGAGTCTTGAGCAGAACCAGTGGTATCTTTCTTAAACTCATAGTTAATCTCTGCCCACTGGTCATCGGTAAAGGTATGGGATCCATCGCACTT